TTCGTAATGCGGATCGTGTCACAGCGGAAGAAATCCGTATGTTAAGTATGGAGCTAGAGTCGTCGCTTGGCGGTTTGTATTCGCTTCTAGCTACTGAGCTTCAGCTACCAATGGTCACTAGATTGATGGAGGTAATGAACAAAAAGAAACGCTTGCCAAAGCTTCCAAAGGACGTCATAAATCCTGTAATCATAACTGGTGTAGAAGCCCTCGGCCGTGGACACGATTTACAAAAACTCGATTTATTTCTTGCAGGTGCTGCACAAGTGGTGGGCGCACAGGCCGTCGCGCAGTATGTCAACGTGGGCGAATACTTCAAACGCCGTGCTACTTCTTTGGGCATCAAGACGGTTGGTCTAGTCAAAACACAAGAAGAAATGGCAGCCGAAATGCAAGCTCAACAACAAGCCTCGTTACTAGAGAAAGCCACTCCAGCTGGCGTCAAAGCATTTTCAGATCAAATACAAGCTCAACAGCAAAACCAACCAGTAAGCGAGGAATAAGATGGCTGAACTACAGCAAATAAACATAAACGAACCAACAGCCGCCGAACAAGAAGCGGCCGAAAAGAACGCAGCTTTGGAAGAAGAAATAGCCAAGGCTGCTTCAGCAGAAGCTGAACAAGTAGAGCAGGAGGCCACTGAAGAGCCTTCTGAGGGCGATCGACCAGAATGGTTAGATGAAAAATTTAAGTCGCCAGAAGACCTAGCAAAAGCTTACAAGGAGCTTGAAAAGCAGCAGTCTAGAAACGCTGAACGTTCTAAGTCGAAAGGCGAAGAAGAACCAGCTCCTGCTATCAACGACGCTATCACCAAGGCTCAAGAAGAGTTTGCCGAAAGCGGCGAGCTGACTGACAAGATGTATGTAGAGCTAGAGAAGGCTGGCATACCTAGTTCGTTTGTGGATGCTTACATAGCAGGACAAGAAGCTATGGTAACGTCGCAAGCTCTGGACATTCAGCAAACCGTTGGAGGCCGTGAGAACTACGAAGCTATGACTGAGTGGGCGCAGGAAAATCTAAATGATTCTGACATTGATGCCTATGACGAGATAGTGACTAGCGGCTCTGTAGAACAAGCAAAGATGGCTGTTCAAGGCATGTATGCGAGGTTTCTTAGCGGTGGTGGTAGCCCTCCAAATCTTACACAAGGCTCGACCAGTGGAGACGGCGTTAAGCCCTTCATGTCAGCTGCTCAAGTCACTGAGGCTATGAGTGACCCTCGTTACTCAAAAGACCCAGCTTTCCGCGATACAGTCGAGAAGAGACTCGCTGCATCAAACGTCTTTTAATAAGGAATAATCTTATATGAGTATAGAACTAATTGCCATGCTAGGTGGCGGCATAAGCGGCTTCATAATGAAGCTGATTGCCTCACAAGCAGAAGCTCAAGCCCGAAACTTTGAGATGATGCTTCGCAAACAAGAAGCTGCCGATATTTCAGCAGACAGAGCCAGCGCACGTGGTGGTGTTTGGATACGGCGTATCTTTGTAGGCTTTATTCTATTCGCAGTTATAATAGCACCTTTTATTCTTTCGCTGCTAGACACCCCTGTTACTATTGAAAAAAATAGTGCAGGTGGTCTGCTTAGTTTTCTCGGTCTTAACTTTACTGGCTGGCAATCTCTTGATGGGTTTGTTTTGTTGCCAGAAGTTCGCCAAGCCATGCTCGCTATTATCGGATTCTATTTTGGAAGCTCTCAAGTTAAATAATGTCCAAGCCCAGACGCAAAGGCGTAAGCCTTCGCAAAGAACACAAATCGTCAAAAGGCGGTCTCACAAAAAAAGGGCGTGAATATTACAACCGAAAAACAGGGTCTAATTTAAAAGCTCCACAACCCCAAGGGGGAGCACGTAAACGATCATTTTGCGCCCGTATGAGTGGCGTGAAGGGGCCTATGAAGGATTCCAAAGGTAGACCGACCCGTAAAGCTCTCGCCCTTCGTAAATGGAAATGCTAATATGATAGGAAATATAGGAAACATCGCCGCTGGAATGAGAAGTATTTACCAGCGTCACCCCACATTCGTTGCTCATAGACGTAACCTCGCTATTAAAAAGAAAAGAGATTACGAAAGAGCTGAGAGAAAAAGAAAAATCTTAGCTCAGCGTAATCAATAACAATTATGTCTCTATGAAAAACTGCGGATGCGATAAATGTATGAAAATGAAACGTAAGCAACTTGCTATAGGTAAGAAAAAGAAAAAGAAAATGGGCTACTAAGCCTTTAGGCATGAAAAAAGCCGCTCTTACCAAACGACAACAACTCTCTATGAAGCGACACAAGAAGCATCATTCCTCTAAGCACATGAAACTTATGGAGAGAGAAATGAAAAAAGGCATGTCGTTTACTAAAGCTCACGCCTTAGCTATGAGAAAGGTAGGTAAATAGTATGGCCAAGATATGTCCCAAAGGTATTGCTTGGGCAAAGCGCACCTTTGATAAGTATCCCTCTGCTTACGCAAACATGGCAGCAAGCAAATACTGCAAAGACCCTAACTATGCAAAAGGCTCCAAGCGCAAAGGGTTGAAGATTAGAAAGAAAAAGTAATGGGTGAGCTTGCAAATTGGAGACGGCAAAACTGGGTCAGAATCGGAACAGACGGATCGATTAAAGGAGCTTGCGGAACGTCTAAGAACAAGAAAAATCCCGACCGTTGCCTTCCGATGGCTAAAGCTAGAAGCTTATCCAAAGCTGAACGCGCAAAGACTGCTCGCAAGAAAAAGCGAGAAGGATCAAAGGGAAAACAATTTGTAGCAAATACAAAAAAAGCTAGAGTTAGCCTTAAAATCAAAAAGTAAAATGCCAAAACATAAATACTCTTCCAAACAAAAGAAGTTAGCTGCTGTTGCCGCGCCTCGCGACAAGATCACAGGAGCTGACCTCAAATCTCTTCGTATTCGCAAGAAGAAGAAATAACTTTCGTCTCAAGACTAGAGACATCTATGCCCCGTGAGCGGGACAACGTAGTTGCAACTATTCGGAAGGACAAAAACTAACCTAATTAAACTCAACAAAAGGAACAATTATGGCTCTTACAACTGCCAATCCAGCATCCCGCGTGGGTGCAAAACTGGGCGGTTCTGACAAAACAGAACTGTTCTTAAAATTGTTCAGTGGCGAGATTCTTACTGCGTTTGAGACTAATACGGTTATGAAAGACCTTCATACCGTTCGCACAATCTCTAACGGCAAGCAATCTAGCTTCCCAGTTTCGGGAATTGCTAGTGCTAACTATCACGCTGCTGGCCAATCACTGTATGCAAATGCTGCTACAGCCCTAACCGAGTTCCAACAAACAGAGAAGATCATAAGCATCGACGACATGCTTATCGCTTCGACGTTTGTTGCTGAAATCGACGAGCTAATGAACCACTTCGACATCCGAAGTGTATACTCAGCTGAGTTAGGCAAGGCACTTGCTAAACGCTTCGACATTGCAACTCTGAAGACTCTCTTCGCTGCTGCAAACGCCGATGCAAACATAAGTGGCGAAACCGCTTCTGGAACTGTTATTGACGAAAGTGGAACTGGTGCAGGTCTCGACACAGCTTCTAAAGTAATCGACGCTCTGTATGCCGTAGCTACAACTCTGGACGAAAACAACGCCCCAGAGGATGGACGCTTCGCAATCCTTGCGCCTCGCACTTACTACGAGTTAATCACAGCCGACAGCACTGCTGTTGTGTCTCCAGCTATCAACCGCGACGCGGGTGGTGTTGGATCGATTGCTTCAGGTATAGTTCCACAAGTTGCTGGCATCAGCCTCTTCAAGTCGAACAACTTCCAGTCAATCGCTGACGAAGGCAACATCTCTGTTGCTGGCTCTGGTAGCTCTAACGACCAAACCAACGCTGACAACGACGATGGTGCTGTTGCATCTGGCACAACTGCTGGAACACGTAACGACGTCCACGACGACAACGTTGCTGGTTCTACTACTAACGGTGTTGGATACAACACTGACTTCAGCAAACTGAAGAGTGGTTCTGGTGCGACTGCCCAATACGGCATCCTCGCTGGAACTCGTGAAGCAATCGGAACGGTCAAGCTTCTTGATCTTTCGGTTCAATCCGAATACCAAATTGAGCGTCAAGGAACACTCATGGTTGCCCGTTATGCAATGGGTCATGGTGTCCTACGCCCAGAGTGCGCTGTAGCTGTCAAGGTTACTAGCTAATCTAACCCTCAACTGGCTCTCACCCCTTCGGGGGTGGGGGTCTTTTTTTATATATGCCTACTCTTACAACTAAACTTGAAGCAGTAAATTCTATGCTAGGTCACATTGGGGAAAGCCCAGTGAATAGCATAAGCGACACCAACGCCTTACCCGTTTCGGCGGCCACAGCTATATCTGTTCTAGATGAAATCAGCAGGGAAGTTCAAACTGAGGGTTGGCATTTCAACACCGAAATAGACGTCACACTTCCCGCAAACGGCGGGGCTATTTCTGTCCCTAGTGACGTTATTCAAATAGACGCAAAAGACAAATCTGTTGATATCGTTCAACGCGGATCGACCTTGTTTGATCGCAAGTCAAACAGCTCGACCTTCTCCAATGACCTCAAGGTAAACCTTGTGCGTCTTCTTGACTTTACTTCATTACCCGAAACAGCGAGACGCTACATAACGCTAAGAGCTTCTCGCGTCTTCCAAGGCCGTATGGTTGGAAGCCGTGAGCTAGAAGCTTTGATCGCACGCGATGAGTTCGTAGCGCGCTCTCGTTTAGAAGAATCTGATTATGGCAGCTCTGACAGAACTATATTTGACAACTTCGATGCTGCTTCCAGAATCGGACTCAATAGAAATTACGAACTGCTATAATGCCTTTAGTAAACACATCTGTTCCTAACCTTATACAAGGTGTATCTCAACAACCAGATGCAACACGCTTTGCTGGTCAATGTGAGGAGCAGGAAAATGCTCTTAGCTCTGTTGCGGATGGACTAAAGAAACGCCCTAACACTAGGCACATTGCGAAGTTACTTACGAGTGCTATTGGTGACGATAGCTTCGTTCACTTTATCAATAGAAGTGAAACCGAAAAATATGTTGTTATGACTTACAGAGAATTTAACTCTAGTGGTCAACACACAGGTTGTAAGCTACGAGCATTTAATTTGTCAGACGGAACTGAGGCTAGTATCACGGCTGGGGGCGTAACATATAACTCTTCATTCTTGAGTATGTTAAACCCTTCTACTTCATCAAACTACACACAATCAGAAATTGATGCCGACCCAAATAAATCTGCTACGTCTTATACCATTAATTCTTCTAACACTCCTTACCTTCACGCCAATAATCCAAGGGCGGACTTGGAAGCACTCACAATAGCAGACACTACTTTGATTCTTAACACAAAGAAAACAGTGTTAGGTTCTTCTCTTAAAACTGCTTCTTTAGCGAAACAGGCTTTAGTAACTATTATTCAAGGAGGTTACGAAAAAGACTATACAGTAGATGTAAATATAAAAGAAAAAGTTCCAATTTCATCTTCGAATATTGCTGGTTATGTTGCTCCACAATTTAGCTTTGTGACACAGCCCTATAGTTACGATTCTGGGACAGATGATGACGAGGAAGGAACAGAGAGTCACGACTGGGAAATCTATAGGCACAGAATAGTTGCCGTTAATATAATTAATAATGGAGGAGTAAATGTCCCAAGCAATTACACCATTTCAGTTACCTCTAACTATACAATATATACGCCCGCTACATTTAATGTGACCGTAGAAGATGGGGTTGTAACAAATGTTGACGTTACTAATGGGGGAGATTTTGCGGGAACTCCTCAATCCGTGACTCAATATTCTAATTTAGGCAATTCAACAGGCACTATGACGGGACACGCCGCACCACAAATATCTCTTAGTAGTCAAGGGGGTTTTACAACGACGACAATAAAAGCGTTAAACGCTACGGGAACAACTTTTAGCTCTTCTGGAGGAAATGATGGAAATGCTAATACCAATTTAGCGGCAACCAGATTATCTAATAATATGGGAGTAAACTTTGACGAATATTTTTCTAAAACAGTTTCGGGCAATAGTATTTTATTAACACTACTTGAGCCAGATGCCATTACTGATGATGACTTTACAGAAACGACTGGGGCTGAGTATGACTTTGATATATCAAGTTCGGATTCTTTAGGAAATACGGGTATGTCTTCAGTTTATAAAACTACATCCTCAATAAGCGATCTTCCTGTCGTCAATCAAAATGGGTTCAGTGTTAAAATAGTAGGAGACGCTGAACTAGCTCAAGATGACTATTATATTAAGTTTGAAACAGCAAATGGGGCGCAGTTTGGTGAAGGGGCTTATGTAGAGACTGTCGCTCCAGATATTATTAAAGGATTAGATGCAAGCACTATGCCTCACTCCTTGATAAACTTTGGGCTTAATCAGTTTGAACTAAAAGAAACGGGCTTTCTAGACAGAGTAGCAGGCGACGACAACAGTAACCCTTTGCCCTCTTTTGTCGGTCACGAAATAAAAGGAATTTTCTTCTTTAAGAATCGGATTGGATTTTTAAGTGGTGACCACGTAGTTATGAGCGAAAGCGGTCTTGGAGGACTCAATGAGTTTTCAGAGTTTGTATACAATTTTGGAAGAACAAGTGTATCCTCTCTGTTAGACTCTGACCCTATTGATGCGTCAGTAGCAACTAATAGTGTGACTAATCTTAAATCAGCAAAAGGCTTCCAAGAGAACCTTATATTATTCTCAGAGAATGGACAGTTTGTTCTCAAGGGTGGAGATGTTCTTACACCTAAGACAGTCGCCATCACCCCTATTACTAACTTTAGCTTTGAAGACCAAGTAGACCCATTACCATTAGGTTCGTATATTTACTTCCCGTTCACTCGCGGTAACTTTACAGGTATGCGGGAGTTCACCGTAAATGCAAATACAGATAATTACGACTCCACTGAAGTCACTGAACACGTTCCTGCATATATTCCTAAGAACATTATCGACATGGCAGGGACTACCTCAGAGGACATGATTGTATTACTGAGTGGTGATGAGAAAGGCTCGCTATACATCTACAACTACTTCTGGAACAACAACCAGAAAGTATTGAGTGCGTGGTCTAAGTTTACCTTCACGGGTGAGATAAGAGGCGTTGAGTTTACCGAGTCCACCCTCTACGCAGTCATCACAAACAACGGAGAAACTAATCTCGTTGAGATGCCTCTAGAGTCTGGTCTTACGGACACTGCTGGCTTTGTTACTCACCTAGATATGCGAGTAGCATCTACAGTCACAAACGGCAACGATACAATCACCCTTCCTTATACACCCGCAGACAACTCTGTAGAGGTGTATACAACAGATGGACTAAAGCTCAATGCTACTAACTCAGGAGCTACTGTTACTCTCGCACAAGCGGTGACAGCAGATACAGACGTATTCGTAGGCATCCCCTACACCATGAAATACACCTTCTCCGAGCAGATATTTAAAGCACAGGCGGGACAAGGTAAGTCTCCATCTCCTGTAGCAAAAATGATGCTACGAAATGGT